CTCAGCATTTCGATTAAAGAGCCGTATAAAGCCAATACAAGCCCTCAGACGAACGATCGGCAGTCGGTTAATGTAGGACACTCGGATTTACCTTTCTAACGCTATAAGTCAAATGAAGGCGATTATTTACAAAGATGCCCGAAAGCAGTGGAGGTGGCGCATTCTGTCCCGCAACGGCAGGATCATCGCTGACTCCGGTGAAGCTTACACCAGACGATCACGGTGCATGGATGGGCTGAAGCTACTTCAGTCGATCTGCGGTCAGGAGATTCAAGTCATCATCGCATGAATATCAGCCTTGTCCATCCGAGCTTCAAGCGACCTCGACAGGCGCATGACTGCTACAAGCATTGGGTGATGAAGAGCGACAATGCCTGCGAGTATGAGTGGATCATCTCACTCAGCGACAATGATCCGACTGCATCCCAGTACATACATATCTTCAGGCATGAGCCTGTCACCATCATCAGCACCGGAGCGACCAACATGGTCATGGCATCCAATGCAGGGGCGAAGATCGCAGGGCAGGACATCTTGATCCTCGTCAGCGATGATATGTTCGCACCTCACGGATGGGACTCGCTACTGCTCGACTGGTTTGCTCGGCATCCAGAGCCTGCGGTCCTGCAGGTGCATGATGGCATTCGCTCGGACATCCTGACGATCCCAATTATGAACAGAGGCGCATACGAGCGACTCGGCTATCTATACCATCCCAAGTACATCAGTATGTTTGCGGACAACGATCTCACCGAGACTGCGAGGAAACACGGAATGTATCACCTTGACGAGAGCATCGAGATTGAGCATAGACACTACACGGTAGGCAAGTCTCAACTTGACGAGACCTACAAGCGTGAGAACTCAGCGACTGCATGGACACACGGACAGCGACTATTCAATCAACGACAGAAGATCGGCTTTCCGCTGTGAAGCCGTTGTGGACGATCTACATCCTGACCATCACCGGGAGGGAGTCGATGCTCGCACGACTTCGCACACGCCTTGATCCGCAGGTGGACTGTAAGCCAGTGGAGGTGATCGTCATCAAGGACAATCGAGAGCATAGCATCGGGGAGAAGCGACAGTACGCAGTGGACTCATGCACGACCAAGTACATGAACTTCATTGATGACGATGATATGATCAGCAGCAACTACGTTGATCTGATCTTGTCGCAGCTCAAGCGAGATGTGTATGGTGTCGGGTTCAAGGGCATCATCACGACCAACTCAAGGCATCCTCTGGAGTTCGTGCATCGTGCGGGGTTGAAGTGGAGCGACAAGCCAGAGCGATACGATGGTGGCTTGCGTTACCTTCGTCCTCTCAATCATCTCAATCCGGTGATGACGAGCATAGCGAAGGAGATCGGATATAAGTCTATCAGCATGGGTGAAGACTATGACTATGCGCTGAGACTCGCAGATAGTGGACTTGTCAAGGACAAGATATTCATAGATCAGTTTCTCTACTACTACCAATATCGATCGAATAAATGACATACACAGACTATCCCAGAGCGATCAGCGAAGCAGCGGAGCGAGGCATCAGGTTAAACGATGAAGTGGGCAACCGATGCTCTACGCAGGTGGGCAGGATACGATCGCAGCAGTTAGCGAACCGTGAGCCGATCACTACGATGACGGTGAAGCGGATGTACTCGTACTTGAGTCGTGCAGGGGAATATTACGATCCTAACGATGACACTGCGTGTGGGACGATCAGCTATCTGTTATGGGGAGGAGAGCCTGCGCTACGATGGGCAGAGAGGGTGCTGAGAGAGGAGGGCGAGATTGAGTGAGTCTGTGTGTATCTTTGTAGTATGCCGTTTAAGTCAAAAGCACAGAAGAGTTATCTCTACGCTACCAATCCTAAGGTAGCGAAGGAGTTCGCACGTAAGACATCACCCAAGCAGATGAAGTCGCTGCCGGCTAAAGTGAAGAAGAAGACATGAAGCTCAAGGACAAGATCGAGAGACTGCTCGACTCCTATGACGAGTATACGATGAGGCGAGACCTCGCTGAGTTGTCAGCGCACGATCGTCTGAAGATGATGGCTACCCTTGCGGAGTTCATCACTCCCAAGATGAACAGGCAGGAAGTCAAGACTGACGATGGTACTATCAACATAAGGATCATCCGTGAGTGACATCGCCATCAAGCTCAAGCGTCTGCACTCAGGGCAGGAGCGAGTCATCAGCGAAGCGAGTAGGTACAATGTATTGAAGATCGGTCGCAGGTGGGGAAAGACCACGCTTGCGGTCAATGAATTGTTGCCGAATGTCGCTCTCGATGGGAAGCCATGCGCTTACTATGCTCCGACTTACAAGGACCTGCATGATGTATGGCTTGAACTCAAGTACACGCTCAAGCCAATCATCGAGAGCAAGAACGAGCAGACGAAGCAGATGCGTCTGGTGACAGGTGGCGTGATTGACTTCTGGAGTATGGACGAGCCTGACTCTGGTCGTGGGCGCAAGTATGCGAGGGTCGTGATTGATGAGGCAGAGAAAGCCAAGAAGTTCAGGGAGGCATGGACGCAGACGATCATGGCTACGCTGCTCGATTACAAGGGTGATGCGTGGATTCTCAGCACTCCGAAGTTCGGGAGGACATTCTTCAAGGAGTTGTTTACCAGAGATGATCCGAGCTGGTCAAGTTTCAACCTGTCAACTTATGACAATCCGCACATCAATCACGAAGAGGTCGATCACCTGCGTGATCAGCTCGATGAGTTGACTTTCCGGTGCGAGATACTTGCAGAGGACGTTGACCTCGCTAACAATCCTTTCGCTTACGCATTCGATGTGGACAAGCACGTGCATGATGTGGAGTTCGATCCGCATCAACATATCTATCTTAGCTTTGACTTCAACGTTGACCCGATCACGTGCATTGCAGTTCAACACGTGAGTGGATGCATCAATGTGATTGGTGAGTTCGCTCTTCGCAACAGCGACATCTATCAGTTGTGCGATTCTATCATTGCCAAGTATCCGAAGGCATCGCTCATCGTCACTGGTGATGCGACAGGGGCGAATCGTTCTGCGCTCACTGCCGGGAACACGGGATACTACGATGTGGTGCAGTCACGGCTTCGGTTGGGCAGGATGCAGATGCGTCAACCTGCGGTGAATCCAAGCGTAAGAGATACGCGGGTGCTTGTCAACAGTCTGCTTCAGAACTACTGCGTGAAGATTGACAGATCGTGCAAGGGACTGATCACTGACTTGAAGTACGTGGAGGTGGACGAGGAAGGTGACATCATCAAGGATCGTAGGACGGACATCCGGAAGAGCGATTTGATGGACTGCTTCAGATACTATTGTGCTACGTTTCATCGTGATTGGATTCGTTATTTATGATGTATATTTGTAAGCATGGCACTCTCGTATAAAATGATCTTTGAAGTACCGGATGCAATGGTGACATTTGGTGTAAATCAATTATCTTATGTTGCTTATCAACGATTCTTTGAATATCCAGCGGATAATCCTTCAGGACCTTTCACAGTAATTGATCAGATCAATTCATTATTTGCCAATAGCACATTAGCTTTATTCGGTGGCTCTATAAGCATCAGCACATCTGTATCACCTATTCCTGATCCTATATATGGTGCAGTCACGATATATACTGTTGATTGGACTGGATTAACATCTGATCCTGCATTGGACGATACGAAGGGTGAGTTTGTAAGTTGCGCATTGGATCGATCAACAGACGGAACAGTATTCTTTTATTATTCCGCATTGGTATTATCAGAAGCGAGGTGCATTGACGAAGGTCTATGCCCCGATTGTCCTGAACCAACACCGATCGACACTACACCGTGCGACATCTGCTACGATGTGACGACAGACCCATGTGGTGAAACGATCTTCCTGCCCGGTCTTGATGCTGACACGACATATACACTCACGATGACAGACAACAATGCAGGGGTCAGCTACACCTACGAGGTGACAACTGACGAGACAGGTGAGGCATCGGTCATCATCGCTGACTTTCCAGTCGGTGCGTTCAGCACCTTCAGCAACTACACGGTGACGATCGTTGACGAAGATGGCAACCCTGCACAGGTGACGATTGGATACACGACATACGACTGCTACAATCTTATATTCACACCATCAACAACAGTAACATCTTAAGGATGATAAGCAATATGATTGACACGCTGATGTTCATGCTGATAAATAGTATGTTCATCAATGGTATGAAGTTAGCAATGGAAGAGGGAATGATCCTCTCATGGCTTGGCAAGTGGGGAGAGAAGTGGCTCGGCTATCTATGGCAACCGTTAGGGGGGTGCGTGACTTGCATGGCGAGTGTCTACTCGATCCCATACTGGCTCACCTTCGACTGGAATCTGCCGATGCTGATCATGTACATCCCGGCACTCGCTGCTCTCAACACGATCATCTACAACAGGTACTTCGCACATGATTGAGATCATCAACTCATATCTGATCAAGATGCAATACTTCCCTCTGGGGCGATGTGCTTGTAAGGGCAAGCCGTTCCGATGGAAGCACAGCGATGGTCATGAGGTGATGCTGTTCAGCGATGGCAGATGGCAACTACGACACAACGGAAGAACTACGAGATATGGACAACAAGAAACAATATTGGGCGAAATTCAAGAATATTATTCGCAACGTCTGGGCGAAGATCATCACTCGTCTCGGTCACAAGCCGATATGGCAGATTGAAGAGGGTCATGTGATTGAACCTGCCTTCATCAGTGGAGGGGTTCAATACTACCGACTGAAGGACTACTTCAACACCTTCAGTATGCGAGGACTGATGGCGTTGCAGGTATATGAAGAGTGGAACATGAGGATGCAGAAGGAGCATCTGGTACTGTTCATCGAGGCGTTCGACAAGATCATCAATGATCCCAAACAGATCAAGATCGGTGAGTTGGTGAAGATGGTGAATGCCTTGAAGGAGCGAGTGGAGTGGGTGGTCCCGACATCGGAGATCATCTATAAGTTTGCGAGTGTTGCGTTCTTCGATAAGAATGAGAGTCCATACAGTTACGATCCTGAGTATTGCAAGCAGAAGATTGAACGCTGGAAGGAGGCAGCTGATGTCAGCGATTTTTTTATCGTGACGCAGCTGAAGGATATGCTGCCA